TAGCAGTGTTTGCTTCGTTTGTCATGCTGTTGAACTTCCAGCGTCATGGTAAAATGAAGGGCATGGGTACGATTGTCGAGTGGTCGATCCGTGACGAAACTCTGCATGTCCAGGGCAATGCCAAGTTGTTCCGCACATTCTGTGACGAGCATCCTCGCATTGTCAATGACGAATTGAAGTCTAAGATTTATGAGATGGCGAGCAACGCTGTCAAACTAGAAGACAAGTTTGTCAGTCTAGCATTCAAAGGTAATGATGTGCAGGGCTTGACTAAAGAAGAAGTTCGTGCATATATAAGACACATTGCGGATCGCAGACTTCTGCAATTAGGATTGAAAACCAAATTCAAGCAGAAAGACAATCCTCTGCCTTGGCTTGATTGGGTGTTGAATGGTGCTTCTCATGATAACTTCTTTGAGAAGCGTGTTACCGAATACTCTGTCGTCGGTATGGAAGGCGATTGGGGATGGGATGAGGAAGCAGCATAATGGAAGAACGCCAATACGAAGTAAAATGTATTCTATGCAACACTGAAACATTGATTATCGTCGAGAACGAAGACGAACAGCCTTCACACTGTCCGATGTGTGGTAACGAGGCTATCGATGTAGAAGAGATCGAAATTGATTAATGTGGCATTTTGAAGGCAAGCCTTTCGACCCTGATGAGGACTTTCTCAGTGCTTATCAGGGTTTTGTCTATGAGATTACCGAATTAAGTACGGGCAAGAAGTACATAGGTAAGAAATTCTTCTGGGCGATTCGTAAACTTCCACCACTGAAAGGGCAGAAGCGTAAGCGTACAGTCAAGAAACAGTCGGACTGGAAAGAGTATTATGGCAGTTCTGAAGAACTAAAGAACCTTGTTGAACAAAGCGGTATAGATAATTATCATAGAGTGATTCTACGCTTATGCAAGACGAAAGGCGAATGTTCTTACTACGAAGCAAAGGCTCAATTCGAAAACGATGTGTTGTTGCGAGAAGAATACTATAACGAATTTATTGGTTGTAAGATTCACTCAAAACATCTGAAATGCTAAATAAAGTAATAAGGAAGTACTTGACAGTTCCGGGTTCGTGGTGTAAAATAAGCATAACGCGTCCGGGGAACAGAATATACTATAGGTGATTAATCATGGCAACTTATGCTAAGAAACTTGAAGTGTACGAAATTCTAGAAAAGTTTGAAAAAGCAAAAACCAAACAAGAAAAGATTGAGATTTTCAGAACGAATGAAATCATGCCTCTATTAGATGTTCTTCGCGGTACATTTGATGACACCATCCAGTGGGAACTTCCTAGTGGTACGCCCCCGTACACACCAAATAATCCAGACAGCCCTCCGTCTAGTCTGCTAAGACAGCATCTTAATTTCAAATATTTCGTAAAGGGTTTGCGCGACTGCAGCAAACTCAACCCTATTCGTCGCGAGCGTATGTTCATCGATATGCTTGAGGCGGTGCACCCCAAAGACGCTGAAATTCTAGTGTCTATGATTAACAAAAAAAGTCCTGTGAAAGGGTTGACTAAAAATCTAGTAAAGGAGGCGTTTCCACAGTTAATCCAAGAATGATCATGATCCAAGTAAAGTAAAAAGAACTAAGGAGTGTTTATGGTAGAATCCAATCAAATCGAAAGACTGAAGAAGGACTCTAGAGAACTTGGACATTATATTCACAAACTACAAAAGAGGGGTAAAGCCGATATTGCTTACAAAGTGGCAAAACGCCAGTCATTTTTAAACGCAGCAATATCACAGGTTGAATCTCGCGCAAGGGGGTGATCCACATCTAACGGTGAGCCTCGATTGTGAGGCTCACCACTCTTAAGATTGGATTAACAGGAACTAAACACACATGCCACTATACACAATGCGCAACACTAAGACAGGTGAAGTTGAAGACAAAATGCTCCGTATCGCAGAAATGCAAGACCTTGTTGCTTCGGGTGAGTGGGAGCAAATCATTGGTGGTGCTGCACTTATTACTCACACAGGCAACATGATCAATAAAACTCCAGACAGTTGGAAAAGTCATTTGAAAGATATTAAAAAGAAAGCAGGCAAGCAAGTCGCCAATACGATTAAGTTATGACAATGACTAAAAAACAACAGAACGGCGAGTCCATGAATATTCGGATCGATGACCTTGTTACTATCGATCCTGTAACAGAGCGACAAAAAGATGCTTTTGACGCATGGCGCGACGGTGATAATATCGCCCTTGTAGGAACTGCAGGAACAGGTAAGACCTTTTTAGGCATGTATCTTGCACTAGAAGAAGTTATGGATAAAAGCACACCTTATGATTCGCTCCGCATTGTTCGCTCAGTTGTGCCTACTCGCGATGTTGGTTATCTACCAGGTACAATTGAAGAAAAACTAAATGCATATACGAGCCCGTATCGTGCAATTGCTGCAGAACTATTTGAAGATGACAAAGCGTATGATAAACTAGCAGCCAATCGTTATGTTTCTTTTGAGTCAACATCTTACCTAAGAGGCTTGACATTTGATCACAGTATTGTGCTTGTAGACGAAATGCAAAATTTAAATTTTCACGAACTTGATTCTGTAATTACAAGAATTGGGCATTGCTCTAAGATTATTTTTTGTGGTGATTATTATCAGTCTGACTTTAAGAACGATAATGAAAAGAAAGGGATTAACACCTTTCTAGATATTCTTGAGCAGTTAAGGAACTTCTCGGTAATTTCATTTAACTGGGAAGATATTGTAAGGAGTGGTCTTGTAAGAGACTACATTATGACAAAGGAATGGATGGGCATTCAATGAACAGAGAAGCAGTATACGAGCAACTTAAAATCGACGAAGGGGTAGTCTATGAAATCTACAATGATCACCTCGGCTACCCAACTTTTGGAGTCGGTCATCTTATCACAGAAAGTGACGAGGAATTCGGACAACCAGTTGGAACTCCAGTTAGTGAAGAAAGAGTCAGGGCGTGTTTTGACCGAGACCTTGAAACTGCCATCGGAGAGTGTTACACTCTATACGGAGAAGGGCCTTTTGGAGAATTCCCAGATGAAGTCCAGCAGGTCTTGGTTAACATGATGTTCAACATGGGCCGCCCTCGCCTAAGTAAGTTCAAGAAGTTCAATGCTGCACTTGAAGCACATGATTGGGCAACTGCAGCAGTTGAAGGGCGCGATAGTTTGTGGTATAATCAAGTCACGAATCGTGCAGAAAGACTCATGAGTCGATTGGAGGCTATTAGTTAATGGCAAAACCAAGTAAAGTAGGGCAACCCACTCGCCCTGAACCAACCATCAAGTCAACATCAATTGGGCGCGGAATGCTTAAAACATCTTCGATGAATAAAAGCAAGCGTCGCAGTTTTAAAAAATATAGAGGGCAAGGTCGTTAATTATGGCTAAGTACACGCGGTTTGATCCCCGCAACAAGAAGCGCAATAAGCACAAAAATCAATACCTTGATCGCACTAAATCAGCACAAGATCGTCGACCTCGCATGGATGACGAAGAAGATGGTTCGCTGTATGAAAGATATAGGCTAGAGAAGTTTTCTAATCTGTATTAATGGACTTCGAACTATATCATGACCCTCTAAAGAAACATCCGTATCTCTTTCCAGCCAGCGCAAACGAAGTTGACTGGAAAGGGACTATCGGTGTGGGTGATATACTGTTCGGATTAAACGCAGTTCACATGATGACCCATCTGATGCGCAAGCGTCGCGAAGTTCCCTATGTCACCATGAATGTCTACTGGGAGCATAGCGAAGACTATCTGCACCACTTCGAAGATCCCGAAACCATCATAGAACGCGCAGAGTATTTGCATAATTTTTATTATGACAAAGACGCTGTTCGCATGAATCACATTTTCAATTCAACGGACGACGAAATCGTAGGCTTGCGTCATCGCGGTTTTCAGCGACTGCGCAGCCCACTTGCTGTGCTTGATGGCATACCTTCGTGGTCTTTTCGTAAAGATGTTTTCACAAAGCCAATCGAAAACAAAGTTGTCTTCTGGAGACCACTGTTCAATAAAGACTTGCCGCGTGGATGGAAACGAACATTCACTAACGAAGACTGGGAATTCATACTACATATTCTGAAAACAAAAGGGTTCAATCTGGTTGAATTG